CCTTTCTTAACTTCGTTTAATACGCTTAATGCGATTTCGTTAATATTCATCATAGTTTATTAGATTTTTTCATAGACTTTGCGCGTTTGCGGTTAGCTTTGTTTAATGATTTACCCTTCTTAGAGCGAACCATTTTCTTAGCACCTTTTTTCTTATTGATGCGTTCCGCGGCTTTAATCTTTACACATTTTTTACCCTGTGCTTTGAAACCGTCTTTACAAATAAGTTTCTTAACAATTTTATTACCACGAACAACCTTCTTCATCTTCTTTTCATCGAGAATAGATAGCGCGATTTCGTTAATATTAATCATTTTTATCTTCGTTAGCAGTCTTAAGAGCTTTAGCAACAATATCTAAATCGGCTAAACCTTTTTTAAGTTTTTCAATAGCTGCCCATGCATGATCGTAATCACCAGTAGATTTCTTTGCAATCTTCAGCGCTTTTTTAATTAGAGCAGCTGAGTATTTACCTTCATCAATCTCATCATCTTCATGGTCATCACCACAATCTTCCTCTACTTCATTATCACCGTCCCAACCTTTATCAACAGCGTCATAGAATTCTTTTTTCTTATCAGCGTCCAATTCAGCTGGTGATTTGACACCAAATTTCTTTAATAAGCCATCAAAGAATTTTTTATATGCAGCTTTATCGCCAGAGGCTTCAGCTAAAAATGTATTAAAATCTATCATTATTTTTCCTTAGAAAACATTGCTTTGCCAACAGTATCTTTATGAGCGGAGATCTTATCTAAGATTTTGCTCTGCATTAAAGAAGAAAAAATCTCTTTAAAGTCTGTTGCCTTTTTGCCAATGCTTGATTTAATTAAGTCATTAATATCCATTATTCATCCTCATCATTATATTTTGTTTCGTTTCTTTCAGCTTCTATCTGTTTATCCATCTCTTTAATATCTTCCTCAGATTGCTGAAGAATATGAGATCTAATAAACTCATGAGAGAAGTATTTACCAGCATAATCTACCAGCTGGTCCATCAACTCTATTCTTTCTTTCATGATTTCAGTTTCCTTCAATTCAGAAAAGAAAGAATCATCTTTAAATTCAAAGTCGATATTCTCTTTAATACTTCTCCATTCATTCTTCTTAATTACACCCTTTAGAATTAACTGAGTGCGAAGAGCCTGGTAGAAGATATTAGAGAATTTCTTCCTTAACTTCTGTACAAATTTAGCAAATTTAATCTCATCACGAGTGATTTCTGATTGTTTACCAAATCCATAAGATGCATCATCTTCTAATCTAGAAGCTGGTACATGAAGAGCTTTATATACCTTCTTACGGAAGTATAAAATATCTTCAATCTGATCAAAAGAACCGCCAGCTGGTAGAGTTTCAATTTCAGTACCCTTACCACCCTCTCTACGAGGTAACCAGAAGTCTTCCAACATACTCATTACGTTATGTTGTCCTTTAATCTTACCCGAATCAGAGTCATACACCATCTTATTCTTATATTTATTCATGATATTCTTAAGATACTGCTCTGCACGAGTCTTAGGTAAATTACCAACATCAACATAAAATACACGACGTTCTGGTGAACGTGTTACTCTGTAAACGGTCGCCGCATCTTCCAACATATTTAGTTGGTTGATCGGCTTAATAGCTTTGTGAAGGTATGATACCGCAGTGCCATCCTCCTCAAATAAACCCGAATCTGCGTATACGATCGCTTCGGGGACGATTTTCATTGTACGGTTAATACCGTCAATTTCCTCTGAATATAGGTAGTATTCCTCTATATTCTTGATGATCTCATGTCCTTCTGGGGTAGTCTCTTTTTCAACTTCTTTAATAAATTGAATGAGACGTGAGTCAATATAACGAAGGTCTTTAATTCCCTTCTTTAAATTTCCCTCATCTACAACCACTTGGAAGAAAATACGTCCATCTGTATACCACTTTCTGAAATGTTCGTCGCCGCTATAATTGAAGTCTAAACGTTTTAAAACGTTATCGAATTCTTCCGTGATTATTTCCTTTACATTGTCTGGTTGATCCAAACGCTCAAGGACGATATCCACAGAGTCTTGATTAATATCAAAGACAATAGCTTCGTTAATAATATCATCAATTGCTGCTTCAGCTTCTGGTGTTCTCGCAATAGCTCTATATTGACTAATGAGGTCAGCGGTGGATTTCCACTTAGCCTCGATGTCAAAGATCTGCGTTCCAAAAGAAGAAACGTCAACGCTTAATGCACCCTCCATATCAGGTGCAATAAATGTTTTGCTCTTATTATCAATATTAGGAGCAGCTGTCTTTTTAGACAACTTACTTCCAAACATTCTATCAAATTGTTCAATTAAATTCATAATATATTATAAGTGTTTATGCACTTGCAGTCCAGTAATCATATGCAATAGTTACAGTGTATTCATTAGCTTCTGCACCATTTTCCCATGCTAAATCAATAGCTTCAACCGAAGTAGGGAAAGCGCCTTCAAACGTATATGTACCAATCTTAGTATCATTTCTACGATGAGGTTCAACAGCCATTTGAGTTTTATACTCGCCTGGAGCCGTAGATATATCACTTTCATGAGAGTTTACACGATTCATCCACTCTTCAAAAAGACCACGGTATTTGAATTCTTGATCGTTCAATACAGTGATAGTCCAATCTTCAAACGTTCTGTCGCCAGCCAATTTGATGATTCTATTCTGGTAAGGAACTTCAAGAGCTTCAACTGTTGATGCAGGGATTTGAGCTGCTTTACATAAGAATGTAAAACCTTGATCGAATCCCTGACCATTAATGTATACATGGAATAAGTTGCCACGGTATAAATCGCCGTTTTGTCCTAAAGCACTAGATTTAAAAGTTTCAATATTAAATGCCATTTCTAATCCTCCTTAAACCGCACCAAACAGTTCGCTAAATTCAACGCCTGATTTAGTAGCTACAAAGTTAAGAGTAATGAAGTTGATTGAACGTGCCGGTTTGATGTAGATATCTGCAACAAATTCGTTTCTGTCAATTACTTCGCCTGTGTTATTAGTGTCATCACATACAACCAAGAAGTCATACATACCACGACGGCCTTTAACATCTTTCATGAATGGTTCAACCATACCACGGAATTGTGAGCGAGTAAACGCATCATTGAATTCAAATAACATGTATTTAGAAGCTGTAGAGATAGCCTTTTCTAATACGATGAATAAACGTCTAACATTAATTCTGTCAAATGCAGAAGGCTTAGTTAACATTGTTTTATCACCCCAAAGAACAGTACCTTGACCTGGCATAGAAACAACCGGGTTAATACCGTATGGAGACTTATACATTTGATCGCGAGCACCAGTAGTAGGATTGAATGCTAATTTAACAACACCTTTAACTTTACCACGATTTAGACCACCAGGAGACCACCATGCATCAGTAGAGTTGTCGGTAAATACACATAAACCAGCGATATCACCTGCAAGAGGTACCCAACGGTAATTATCATTGTATTTGTCGTATTGGTATTTGTAGTTACCATCTAGGAAACCGTATGAAGAATTAACATTCATATGATTTGTTGTGTAACCACCAGTAGCAGAACGCCATTCTTGTAAATTACTTAACTGAGTAGCAGCAGCAATACCTACGATTTCAGACTTAGCTGGAGAAACAAAAGCAACACAGTCTTTACGACCTTCAGCTAAAGTAACTACATAGCGTTGAACAGTAGAAGCAATTTCTAAAGTTTCGCCAGCAGCAGCACCTGCGATTAATAAGTTTACATCAACTTCGTCACCGTTTGTGAATAAATCCCAAGAGATATTCCATTGACCAGCAGTTGGAGCAGCAGCGCCATCAGTACCACCAGATAATGTGTAGTCAGCAGTATCAGCAGCAGCAGGTGTTTCATCAACATCAGCAGCGGCAGGCATGTTAGCAGCAATCATGTATACATAATTAGATTTTGCAGCGATTACATCATCAATAAAGATGTTGTTGCCTTGATCGTCCTTAGTACCTTCTACAAGAGAAGCAGTGTAAGTTTCAGTAACTGTGCCATCAACTA